CACCTTATTGTTGGTGATTTTGTGTTTAAGAAATTTGGGGATCTTAAGTCTGGGGCGTATGGCACTACCGTGGTTTTTGGTAATATTATGCTGCAGTTTTTTATGCGACTAGCCTGGAAGCACATCATGTTGGACATGCGTCCATCGTTGGCTGGTCAGATGTATTATGATCGTTTTGTGCGTGCGAAAGGGTATGGAGATGACAACATAAATGTGCTGTCTGAGCAGATCCGTGAACAATATAATTTTGTCACGGTTTCTGCTTACTTCAAAACTCTGGGTATAAATTATACCCCTGCGAACAAAGAAGCCTTGGCTCCCCCACCTTATGTGGAGGTGTGTGAGTTGATGTTTCTTAAGATGCGTACGCGTGATATGGGTCACGAGCAGCGGTTCCCGGGATTGACTTATGGGCCGGTACCAGATTATGAAGATCTGTTACCTACCTTGAAGTATATCTCGCGGACCCTTGCGCCAATGGAAGCGTTGGTTAATAATATGAATGATGTGTTGAAGCGTGCTTGGTGCTGGGATCGGAACAAATGGGAAGCCTTTCGTGAGAGTCTTAAAGGAGAACTCGAGGCTGTTCAGATTCGAAGCACGCTTATTTCTTGGAATGGTTGTTGGGCCATGTGGAAAGCTGGTGATATTTCGGGTGAGTTGGATACTACGGATGTGTTGTATGACTTTGTGGAGTGGTCTCCACGTCCGAAGCAGAAAGATCCTCGTGGGAATGCAATGTATAATGTCATTGTTCCTGTTGGGAGATTTACCCAAGCAATTGGTCGTATACCGCCAGGTGGTTCGGTTATTCAGATGGAGGTTTCTGGGGATCCGATGGCGGCTGATCCTTTAGTGGATCCTGAGGTTAAGGCCCCAGTGACTGAGTTGTTGCCAGCTACAGGAACAAGACCCACTGTGAAGCAGATTAGTGATGTCAATATGGTAGATCTTATTAAAAGATTTGCTCTTCGATATCATAATTCCCTTCCCAGTGAGTGGTTTGTTCATGATCCTTTTGTGTGTTCACCGGGTTCTGGCTTTAAGTCAGGATGGATGTGTTATTTCGCTCAGTTATATAGATACTGGTGGGGAGATACGCGTTATATCCTGTCTGGTGGGTCAAATGATACTGCTTGGTTGGCATATGT